ACTGTTACGGTTATGATGCCAGTCACCGCAGAAGATCGCTGTTTCGCAGCTATTCTCTTTGGCCTGTTCAATAAACCAATCTACAAATTCTTCACAATCTTCGTTGTGTGTTCTACTGTTGCCTTTTAATCCAAAGTGGATATCTGTAAAGACTGCCGCCTTCTTAAACAAGTGTTATTCTCCATACTAATGTTAACACTATACTATCATTAAGATGTAAAGTCAACCTTAATCGTTACTTTTTTGTTCTCGTTTTAACGCATATTCCCATTCTGCATTATGCTGCCGGGTATAACTTGGTGATAAATCATTCATTTCGAGAATGTCATCACGAATATTTTGATTACGTTTTTCAATATTAATGATCCTTACAAAGGAGTTTGTAACCGCAGCAGTGTAATACGCAAACGGATTGTTAGATTTGCTTTCATCAAACTGCAAACCAATCTGCGCTAGTTGTAGTATTGCTTGTCCACGCATCTCATCGTTATAAGTATAACCTCGAACATTGCCTCTAGTAGCATATCTATCGCATAACTTCATCCACATTTTAGCAAGTTCGTTAGTTGCTTGACCTTTCTTAAGATCAAAATGTCCATTTTCCATATCACCCTTCCAATGGCTCTTACCTACACATTCTAAATCGCCTTCGTCGTTAAACTTCCAATGCTGGAAAGGAGGAAAGTTTAGTTTGACCTTAGTATCTGCTACGGTTTTAGGATTCTTCTTACGACCTGGTTCATCTGGAATGTGATCATAAGTCATGATGCGGAAGATGAGTTCGTCTTTCTTAATCTTTTTATAATCGTATTCGCAATCTGCTTGCTTACATTTTTCTCCTGCTTCTTTTCTGCGAGCATATTCTTCTTGCGATAAGCGTTTTGCTTTGTTGCGTTTTGCTTCTGCAATAGAACGAATATTAATTTTATCTAAATCTTCCAGTATAATATCATAACAGTTATATTCTGGTTGAACAAATTCACTAAATGTGTTCTTAGATTTGTGTATTTCTGCTAGTAAGTCCTTGTTGTTTAAGTAATTTTGTTTTCTCAATGAAATTCTCCTAATTATATGTACTATTATAATATATGCAGTTTAAAAAGTCAACTAAATACTTAGCAGGAGTATAAAAAATTATGGCAGATTTTAATTTAGGATCAGAGATAGTTAACTCAGCATCTAACATTGCTAGTAATGCTGCGAATAACCTTTACAATAACTTTGCGGCCTCTAACCCAAATATTGCTAATGCGTTAGCAAGCGTAGGTATTGGCCCTGGTGCTGCGCCAGCACCAGGTACGTTTACTGAAGGAACATGGGAAGGCGCACATAGCACCGATTGGCGTGTAAAATTATCCATGCCACCTGTAGGTAACTGGACAGATAGTCCACTAATGAAACTTTTAGAACCTACTGGAGGCCTTGTTTTTCCTTATACTCCAACGGTTTATATACAACATCAGGCTTCGTACGGTAGTGTACACCCTACACATAGTAACTATCCATTTCCTACCTATACTCATAGCTCTGTAGATGCTATACAGATTACTGGAGATTTTACGGTAGAGAATCAAGAAGAAGCACAGTATTGGGTTGCTGCTCTTTACTATCTAAAGTCTGTAACAAAAATGGCATACGGTGAAGCAAAAAATATTCTAGGTGCACCACCTCCGGTAGTAAAACTAAACGGATACGGTGATTTTGTATTTAAAGATGTGCCTGTGGTAGTTAGTACTTTTAACGTTAACTTAGATGCTGAAGTTGATTATATAGATTCGCATTTAGGATCAAAAGGATCATGGGCTCCAACTAAATCTACAATAGCAGTAACACTGACACCTGCATACAGTAGAGACAAGGTTAATAAGTTTAGCTTCGATAAATTTATTGCAGGTGATTATAACTTTAATCCGACTGGGAGCACGTACTTATAATGGCAAGTTATGATGGAAACAGTCCTTGGGGTAATACGCAAGTAATCAATGATCAATACTTAGATGTATTGAGCATACGTCCTGTCCCTGCAGAGCCTGATGATATTTTATATACCATACAAACTCCATTTACGTATAGACCTGATCTTTTAGCACATGCTTTATATGGGACACATAAACTATGGTGGGTGTTTGCTCAAAGAAACATGAACGTTTTAAAAGATCCAGTATACGATTTTGTACCTGGAACACAAATATATCTTCCACAAGGTCAATACCTGCAAAAACTTTTAGGGACTTAAAATTTGGCTACGATAACTACCAGTCCAGCACCAGCCGCAGGTGCAACAGCAACAAGTAGTAGTCCTTCAACTACTAGCACAGGTGCTGCACCATCATTGAAGTTAGGTCCTATTGAAAATGCTTTAGCAAAGTTTTCTAGTTACAACTATAAGTTTACGTTTGGGCCTTTGACAAACAATGAAATAAACTTTCCTGATACAACCTACAGAAAAACAGGTCCAAGTTTAATATTAATACGAACAGGTGGAACAGGTAGTGAAGGAATCCAACACGAATATGATAAAGCAAACGGTATAAGAACAGAATACTTTATTGATGATCTTGAAGTAAGTGCAATAGTTGCTCCTAACTCAAGAACAAAACAAACTAATGCTACTAGTCTTAGCTTTAAGGTTTTTGAACCGTATTCAATGGGATTGTTTCTAAGATCTCTTGATGTTGCTGCAAAACAAGCAGGACACACAAACTATCTTCAAGCACCTTTTTTACTTACTGTAGAGTTTGTTGGATGGGACGATAATGGCAACTTTGTAACCGTTCCTAAATCTAAAAGAATGTTTCCTTTAAAACTTTCAAGTGTTTCTTTTAGTGTTACAGAAGGTGGAAGTGAATATCAAGTTGACGCTATTCCTTGGCACGAACAAGCATTCTCAGATGAAACTCAAATGATAAAACACGATATGGAGATCGAAGGAGAGACAATATTTGAAATGCTACAAACAGGTCCTAATAGTTTAGCAACACAGTTAAACTCAAGAGAACTTGAACTAGAAGCAGCAAAGAATAAAAGAACTGGTGATCAGTTTGTTATAATATTTCCTGATCCAAGCGTAGGTAGCATAAAAGAAGGACTACTAGGAGCAATAGACGAAGCAGCATCTGCAACAACTACCTCAAGAACCTTTACAGCAGCAGAGAAAAAAGATTTGTATTATACTATAACAGGACGTAACGAACCACCACCTGCAGATTTTGATGCTGAAATAGATAAGATTTTAGGTATTGCGATTACTAGAAGTGCGTTAGGCGAAGCAGTTCGAGAGTTTGCAGAAGATGAAAACAATATTAATAACATAGGCAAATCAAAAATTGCAAAAAGCTATCTTGATAGTGGTAAAGCATATTTTGGTAAACCGGCATTTTCGGAAGATAAAGAAAAAAATCCCGGTGTGTTTAAACGTGGTGGTATTACTATTAGAGCCGAACAAAAGAAAGTAGAGTTTGCTAAAGGTACAAAGGTACAAGATATCATTGAAGAGATAGTCTTGTTATCCGAATATGGTAGAAACTTTATCTCTGAAGATCCTGACAAAGCAGGTATGCGCAAATGGTTTAGAATTGAAGCAGACGTGTACAATGTTACTGATCCTGAGAACGAAGTACAAACAGGTAAAGCACCAAAAGTATATGTGTATAGAGTAATACCGTATGGCGTACACGTAGGTAAACTAGCAGGACCTACAGATATTCCTCCAGGGTTTGATGAACTAATAAATCAAGCACTAAAAGAATACAACTATATCTACACCGGTAAAAACGACGATATTATTAATTTTGACATACAAATAGATACGGCATTTTTTAACTCAGTAATGAGCGACTACGGACAGTTAAACGCTGATAACCGCACTGCGAATCAGGACAGCATGGCTAAACAACCTGAAGCAGTAGCACCAGGAGCAAGCTCAGGACGTACAGATAATGAAACCAAGGCAGGAACATCAACTACAAATGAAACAATAGATGCGTCCTCTGGTAAGCAAGGTGGCGGCGCCCAAAGTAGTCCAGAAACACAAGTTGCTAGATCTTATAATGATGCTATTGTTAACAGTAATGCTGACATGGTAGCAATACAGTTTGAAATTTGGGGAGATCCTTATTATATTGCAGATAGCGGAATGGGGAACTATAACGCATCAGAAGTTGCAGGATATAATAACTTAAACATAGATCAAGCAATGAGTTATCAAACATCGGAAGTTGATATTATTGTTAACTTTAGAACTCCTCTTGACATAGGTGACAATGGATTTATGATATTTCCGGAGCTAGGTTCAGCACCAGTTGGAGCATTCAGTGGACTATATCAGGTTAATCAAGTAGATAATAAGTTTAGTGGCGGACAGTTTACACAAACAATAAACGCAATACGTAGAAGAAATCAACCAGCTGAAACAGGAAATGCTCCAGCGGCAGAAAACGTTGGTATTATAACAGATGGCACTGCAATAGCACCAACACCTGATCAAACAGTTAAACCTAAGGACTTTATACCTGATGGGTTTGATGCAGCAGCAAGTGCTGGTGCAGGAGCATTTGACACTGCACAGAATATTGCAGGAGCCGGAGCAGAATACGCTGATCTATTTAATGGTGCAGGAGATTTAGCAAACAAGTTTTCAAACTGGGGTATTAACGTTACTCCGTCATTAATGAAGAATCTAGCACAAGGAAAACTACCTGACGGGTGGAGCGCAGACCTATCAAATAAGGTAACAGGCGCATTAAACGCCGCAGGGATAGAAACAGGATAATATAAATGGCAAAACCAACATCAGCAAGAACTAACTCCGAGTTTTTTGATCCTAAAGGCAATCCAGGACCATTTGTTGCTATAGTAAAAAATCATCTTGATGCAAAATATATGGGATCGTTAGAAGTAGAAATATTATTCTCTACTAGTTCAGGTAACTCTCCTAACGTACCGGGTCGATTGGCACAAGTAAAATATCTTTCTCCATTTTATGGTGTTACTTCGTACGAAGGTGTTGTAGCAGGCAGTCAATATAAAAATACACAAAAAAGTTATGGTATGTGGATGGTCCCACCTGATGTAGGAACAAGAGTCCTTGTTATCTTCGCTGAAGGAAGAAGAGGTCAAGGTTTTTGGATAGGTTGTGTAATGGACGACTATATGAATATGATGGTACCAGCAGTTAATCCATCTACAGAATATAATCTTGAAGTACCTACAGAAAAATTACCTGTAGGCGAGTATAACAAAAAAACAGAAAAAGCAGTCGGCAGAGATCCTACACAGTTTCTTAAACCAGTTAACAAAGATGCTTTAGATATTTTAGATACACAAGGGCTAACATTAGACGAAACTCGAGGTACAACTACAAGTTCTGCTAGAAGAGATATTCCTAGCATGGTTTTTGGTATTAGCACTCCGGGCCCAGCAGATAGACGTTCCGGAGCACCAGGTATTAGATACGGTGAAAATTTTGCCCAAGGAGTAACATCGTTTAATAGATTAGGCGGCTCAAGTTTCGTAATGGATGACGGAGATCCAATGTTCTTACGAAAAGATACAGCAGATCGTAGTCCTCCAGAATATTCAAATAAGGAAGTAGGTGAAACTGGTGGTAATCCAGTACTACCACATAATGAGCTTTTACGTTTAAAAACAAGAACAGGTCATCAAATATTGATGCACAATACAGAAGATTTGATTTATATCGGAAACTCCAAAGGTACTACTTGGATAGAAATGACATCCAACGGTAAGATAGATATTTACGCCCAAGATAGCGTTAGTGTGCATACAGAAAAGGATCTAAACTTTAGAGCAGATAGAGATATAAACTTTGAAGCAGGTAGAGATGTTAATATAAAG